CCATCCGAACTGCCCACCAGCTGCTTTGCGAACATTCTTCGGTGCGACATCCATCGCATATCGCGCCAGCGCCTGAACTGCGAGCTGTTCATCCGTTTTACTGATACCAGCCTTTCCGAAGAAAGCGGCCAGGCCGAAGCGCGCACGGCTGCTGGTGGTGCCAATCGCCGCCATTACATCTGTTCCTGTAAGGCGGTCCGGAGAAGTTCCCTTCACGTCGTCGCTGATGTGCATTCCCTGAGGACTAAAATGTTTGAGTGATGCTTCCAACTTCATTGAATGGTTTCTCCTTTTTCAGCAGTGCCAAACCGGCCCGGGTGCGCCCACTGGACATCAGTAACTTTCTCGCCGTTACCCCACAGCGTCAGAACGCGCATCGCAACGTAGTGCATGAGGATTTTTTCATGCTCTCGCCAATCATCATCAGGAGTGTCTTCAACAAATTCAGCGATCGCCTCAGCGATAAGACCGAAACACTCAAGAAAGTCACTATGACCGATTGCGATGTCTTTGGCCGTTTCCTGAAGCTCCAAAAAACGCTGCTTGGTAAAGAGGTACGACATTTCTCTAATTAGGCGATCCATTTTTAATACCTCGTTGCGTTGGTGGCTTCCCACTCGAGATCAAGCTCGCTTTGCTGTTTGCCGGCCAAGTAGTTGAAGGGCCCTTTATCACCTTCGATAAACTGGTGCGAGCGGGAATCAAAATTGGCTCCTATGTCTCCGATCCAGCCTTCCCCCTCACGTTGTTTCAACAGGCGAATCATTGAGGCGGGCATTTGGATAGCAGTCTGCTCGTCCTTATCAAGGCACTCATAACCCATTCTTTCAGCCTTGCGCTGCGCCAGTTCGCGCGGGATGTTACGCCAGACGGCCATAACGTTGTCGGGCATGTCGGTTAAAGCGCCAGTGCCTTTTACGTCCATCTTTCCGGTTGGAGCGGAGTCGTTTGTTTTTCTGGCGTGGGTAACCAGCAGGACGTGACAGTTATGCTCGTTCTTGAAGTCGCACAGCGTATCGATGAAGTCCTTTTGACCTGTGTAGTCTTCTTCGTCTAAGCCACATTTAGCGAGGTTATCTATGACGAACAGCTCAATGCCATAGCGACGCCGGGCATAAGCAAAAATCTCAAGAAGCCGGTCTGCTTTGGCCGTTCCCGTTAGTTTGAATACCCACAGTCGGTCAGAAAACCATTCGTTGGTCATAATGATTTCTTCACGCTTCGGTGAGGAAGTACAGATCGTTTGCCGCGTGAGTCGGGCAAGCATTTTGCCTGGTTTAAGCTCCAGTGAAGCAATACAGGTCCTGACGCCCTGACTCATCGCATCAATCGCGATATGTCCAACGAGTTCTGTTTTGCCATGCCCATTTACGCCATTGACCAGGGTCAGCTCACCGGCACGGAACTTAAAGTTGTTGTTCAGCGAAGCCCAGGGGCTTGTAAACAGGCCAGTATCCCGATGTTCGAATGCCTCGATTGTTTCCTGAAGCAAATCCCCTGCTGAGCAAAGCTCATCGGGATCGAAGAATTTAGCGCGCTCCATGTATTCCAGAATGGAATCGCTGTCCATGCCGTTCATGAGACAATCGTTGATATCTTTGTGCGGAAGTTCAACCATACGGCAACGATGCTCACCAAGACGTCTGGCGATTTCTTTTGCCGCTTCACGGCCTACATCGTCGTTGTCCAGGCACAGCCAGATTTCCTGGAAGCGATCGAGATTGTGGTATTCATATTCAATCCACTGCTGTTTGGCTCCCTTGCCTCCACCAAATGGGACGGACAGGGCATCATAGCCAAGCTGCGTGAAGGTCATGCAGTCAATCTCACCCTCGCACAGCACTACCAGGCGGGTGTTTTTATCCAGCGCCTGCCAGCCAAAGAGACATGGTTCACAATCAGCTTCAGCCATGATCAGCTTTTTGCCGTTTGGCCGTTCAGTACCAATACGTTTTACCTGCAGCAGTTCGCCGTTCCGGATGTACGGGAATGCTACGGCAGGCACCTCACGGTTTTCGTCGTGGTACCAGACCACCGCGTCTGTCACTTTAAAACGATCGGCTGTTTCACGGGTAATGCCACGCGAAGCAAGGTAGTCGTAGCATTTACTGGCCGATTTAACACCCTTCTTTGTCGGACGAGAGAACGTTTTTTTCTTCGCTTCGAAGTGGTGGTCGTCGTCTTTCAGACCAAGAAACTCTTTCGCTTCTCGCATGGCGTCATGCAACTGACAGTTACGCACCAGCACCCAGAGATCCAGCAGGTCACCACTGTCACCGCTGGCAAAGTCAGCCCATGACTTTTTACCGCCGATATTGACCTTGAGGCTTTTGCCTGAGTCACCGTTAGTATTGCCGGCACACCACTCTTTCCCCTCAAGATGTCCTTTCGGAAGGAGAAATTTAGCTACGCGCTCGGCGTTATCCCATAGTTTTTCTGAAAGTTCAGCAGGGGTCATCAGACACTCCGTAAATCAAATTTGATAAAGCACCACGTCACGAATCCCTCGCGCAGAAAGCCACAGTTATAACCAGCAACCAGCACACGCTTGAGAATGGTTTTCATGGGCGGTTAGCTCCGCGCTTCATGCGGTCAATTGCGGCCTGACTGATAAACACCTCAGCCGAACCGTCATTTGGTTTGGCATACCAGGACGCTCCTGTCCCACCAACGGCGTTTGTGCCTGCGGAAATTTGATGGGCTCCCTCTGGCTTTTCGTCGTTCCAGCGCTCACCGTTCAGGTATGAGGCTGGAAGGAGTTTGTCGAAGCCCATTTGCTGCGCCTTTGCCCTGAGGCGGATATCTTCTGCAAGCATTACGGCGAAGCTATCCGGAGTACCTCGGTTTGTTTTTTTCCATTCGCGGTATTTGGTTTTAAAGGCGGACCGGGCCTTGACCTTGGCATCCTTCCTCAAACCTGCGTCCCAAAAAATATTTTCGAAAGCGGCATCGATTGGATCCGGGACTCCAGCACCTTCGGAGTCTGAATCAGGTTTTCCCTGTGCAGGTTGACCTTTCGACTCGTCAGGTTTATCGCCATCGGTCCGATTCGCATCGGACAAATTAGTTTGATCTTGTTCTTTCTCCTGCTCCTGTTCCTGCTCTTGGCTTGCAAGCCCCTTTAAAGCCCCTTCATTTACATCCGGGATCTGGAGCTCACTACTACGGGGACAAGTCATATTGAACTGCTTCGAATATTTCTCGTAAAACTCTGAAAGAAAGAGGTTATCCGATACTTTGTTGTATTCGTTCTGTACTCCAGTACAGCGCTTGTCTCCGGGTTTCAGTGCCTCGCCGATTTGATGCGTTGCCATTTCGATGACCCACACCATCTCTGAATGCTCGTCGTACTTACAAAACCCGGCTTTAATGGCGCTATTAAGCCCCTTCTTAGCCCCTTCCATGGTTAATCCAGTCTCATGAGACAGGAACGCAAGGGGCATGTAATAAAGACCGATCATATTGGCGTGCGGACTGGTAAGCAGGTACAACGCCACAAGCTGAGACTCTGGACCAGCCTGACGCAGCTCTTTGCCTGTTCTGCCAATCCAGAAGTGAGGAGACACCTTTCCGTAATCACGCATTTTGCGCCTCCGAGACCTTCGTAAAATATTGTTGGAACTTCCAGACAGGCTGCATACATTCATGCGGGTAATTCTGCCTGGTGAAATACACCTGCTGTTTATCCCGATTCCAGCCGGTGACATGCACAATCACACCGCGCGGATCGCGATAATCGATATCCAATTGCTTAATTTGGTTTTCGGTAGTGATTGAGTGCGACATATCACACCTCATTGCCTGGATGAGGGAATGTGTCTGGAAGGTCTGGGC